CAGCATTTAAGTTTAAAGTGTATAAAAACTTTTTAAAATCTTCAACTGAGGATGGTCTAAATCTATTATTAAATGCAAGTGCTGGAAATAATTCTGTGATTGAAGCATTAAGAGTAGTATCAACCCTCTCAATGAGAACTTCTCTACTTTCCATGAGACTTTGTATTTTTGTTAATGGTGTTTCGTACTGTGTGGATCTACGCCTAACTTGTGACACATATTTTGCGATTGACATCATTTTCCCCATTTAAATATAGTTATAACATTATTTATAATAAATGTCAAGTTTGGCCTGCTCGGCAAGACTCGAACTTGCAACCTATTGCTTAGAAGGCAATTGCTCTATCCAGTTGAGCTACGAGCAGTTATACTTTGAAGTTAGTGAATTTGTCGTATTTTGAGTTTTGTCCTTTGTCAAAGATAGGTAGATCATCCTCATCTATATCTTGTCCACTGTCAACAATATCTTTTTGTTCTTGTAGATTTACATCACTTAGTTTCATTTTACTACGATCAATACCTATAACAAACCTTTTGTTCATGGTGGGGTCATTATATCTGTTCTTGAGTTGTTTTACAACTATCTGATTTAACTCTTCAAGTTCTTCTGTAGATATGAGTGCAAACATGAAATCAGCTGTTGCCGGAAGCCCAAATGATTCAGATGTGTCCTCAAGCCCGACATCGGTTGCTGTGAATCCACTTCTTGTAGTCTGGGTTGCAGAAACGATTGGCACATTATTTTCCACTGCAAGTCCTCTAAGTTCTTCTGCGACTGCTTTGATATACATGTACGAGTTGACATTTGTTGCTCCTTTGAATCTAGATGAGGCACAAATATTTAGATAATCAACAAAAATAATGTCTGGATTAAAAGACTTCTTGATTGCAAGTTCTTTGATTAGTCCTCTGAAATGGGCACTGTTTGCACTTGCAGTAGGATATTCTTTGATTATAAGTTTACCTTGTGTCTTACTTCGTATCTGGTCAACCTTATTTGTAAACATGGGTTTAGGTAAATCATGAAGTTCTTCCATAGTCACATCCATGAGATTTGCATCTATTCTTTCTGCAATCCTTTCTTCTGCCATCTCCAAAGTAATATACAAAACATTCTTACCTTGAGATAAACAGTTTGCAGCCATATGACACATAAACAAAGATTTACCAACACCAGTTCCAGCAAGTGCAATATTCAAAGTCTTTTGTGGTAATCCACCTTTTGTAATCTTATTGAAAAACTCTAAGTCAAAAGGTATCTTTTCTTCTACCTTGTGATAAAACTCAAATCTTGCATCTCCATCCTCTAGATAATCATGTCCAACCGATTGATCAAAACTTACGGCAAGAGCATCTCTCATGATATCTGGAATTGCTTCTTGTGTCCGTTTACCATCTTTACCATCAATGATGGCGATACCATCTACTATTGCATTGTAAACTGCTTTATCTTTACAAAACTTTTCTGTGGTGTTTATCAACCATTCTATATCTACTTCGGTTTCATTTAGACTTTGTATAAGTTTGATAACTGATTGATGTTCTGTATCAGTTAAATCTCTCCTATTTTCTAGTTCAACTTCTAGAGATACTTTTGTAGGTCGTTTTTTGTATTTGTCAACAAACTTGACTATTTCTTCAAAAACTACTCTATCTTCTTTTAACTCAAAATAATTTGGCTTGATGAAAGGTATTACCTTCCTACAATATTCATCATTCGTTATTAGGTTGGATAGGGTCGTTTTCTCTATTGTATTGTTCAATTGTTCCATTGTCTCTTCCAACTTGTTCATCTATGATATTTACTAAAATATCACCTATGAGTGTAAAAAACTCATCGTTAAATTCTTTTTTGTTTATACCATTATTGTCTAATATATCATATTCAAATCTAAATGGCAAGCGTTCTTTTGCATCTGCTTCACCCAAACTTACTTTTCCATACTTATAAACTACACCCTTGTACTTTCCAGTGTTAATACCAATACATGTTTGGTCAGGATACTTCTCTGAATTTAGATACACATATGTTGGTTGTTCTATCTTTACTTTAGTAGTCATCCTGCCACTCACTTTCTTTTTTTGGTGTTGGTTTATACTTAGTAAATGAATCATCGTAATGTAGATAACTACCAATAATATATTTTGGTTTATTAACTGGTTTTGTACCAGCATGTAACCAAGGCCACATTGGTGGAAATACTAACATTGAACCCTTTCTACAAGGTGAACCTTTTTTAAGTAAAGGAAATGTAGTTGCACCCTCATCATTGTCATCTAAGTATAAAAAGAAAACTAAAAACCTTTTCATATTCTCTGGGCCTGTGACATCTACATGTGGTCTAAATTCCTCTTTACCATCAGGCATATATCTTTTCATTCTCATACCTTCAAAAGTATATCTTTTAGGCCACATTTGTTCTGTGACACCTACTTGCATTTTATATTCTTGAATTTGTTTTTGTAAGATTGTATATAGTTTATTTCTTTCTTCTCTCCACATTTCGTCTTGTGAAAAATCTATTTGTGTAAAGTCAGCAGATGATTGTTCTACCTTATCAAACTGATCTGTATTTTCTTCAAACTTTTTTATTAGTTCATCACAAAATTCATGTGGTATTACATCATTAAATACTCTTATGAAAGTTTCATTTTGTAATTTTACTGGTTCATCACCCATTATTTCTTCCTTACTGTAAAGTCAATCGCCATCCTTTTTTTATCTGTCAAAATATCTGCAGCCGCATGTGGCACAGTGGAATCAAATATTGCAAAAGATGTTGGTGGAATGTAAGTAGTCTCACCACCATGAGTAAATCCACCACCCCAACTTTCTTGCCATTCACTATTTACTACTCCAAGTATCTTGATTACATTATCTTGTTTATTATGATCTGTGTGAATATTATCTTTTCTATGTTTATCTTTAATAGATATGCCACAAAAGTAAATCTCTGGTATGAACAAATCCTTACCACCTTTGTCATAGATTTGTATAAGTAATCCCATAGCGATACCAGCAAGTAATGGATGTTTAGTATCATCATTATCAATGATATCTAGTTTTAAATGACTTTCATCTAGTGGTTTACCGATAGGATATTTAAAATTCCAACTGTCATCATTTGATGCCACATGTTTTATCATATCTAGATAAAATGGACTACAAGCATTTTCTATAAGTTTAATGGCCATACTTAAATTCCTTTCCAGCAGCTTCTTCTAGTTGTGCCATAACTTCCTCTGTGAAGAACTTCTCTGGATTTTTCATAATCGTTTTACCAAACTGAGTTGTACCATCCGATACTACATACTTAGTCGATTGTTTCTTGAAAATCTCATACTTCTCTGCAAGTTCTAGCAATCCATAATATTTATCTAATCCTTTATCATATGTCAATCTAACATCAACCATTTTATTTTCTACTGTCAATCTTGACTTATGATTTTTACAGTGGACAATATTACCGATAACTTCTGTTCCATCTTTCTCTTTCTTCTTTGACAAGAATATGATTGATGAAGCTGCATACTTTAGACCAGAACCACCACCCATTTCTTTTGTGGGAAACATACTCCCCATAGAATCATATGTGTGATTAGTTACAACAAGAGGTATTCCTGCCTTACCAAGTTTTAGTGTCAATACACGAAATGCAGCTTTTAGAACTTGTGCCCGTGTCATATCTCTAGTTTCTTTACCTTCAGCAGTATCCTCTACTTCTTTTGTAGTAGATAACATACCCAAACTATCTAGACACATAAACATAGGTCTTTTTAAATCTACATCTTGCTGATTATATCTATCTGCAACTTTGATTGCTTGTGTTCTAAAATCTTGAACTGTAGTCACTGGTGAGATAACCATTCTTTTTGGATCAATTCCTCTATCAATCACCATCTGTTTAGTGATTGCACTTTCTGATTCAAAGTAAACCACGCCACCATCTGGATTTGCATCTAGAAAGTTTTTTACCATACCCATCAAAAAGAATGTCTTACCAGTTGCACTTTCACCAGCGAGTGCAGTAATTTTATTTGCAGGCAAACCACCATACATACTACCACTTAACAATGCATTGAAAATATAAGATCCAGTGTCTACAAACTTTTCAACATCACCAGAGGCAACTCCGTCCTCAACTAAACTAGCATATTCATTACCAGTAATTTTAATTATATCTTTTAGAAAATCATTCGTCATATATCACTCCTTCTAAATTAGGTTCTGAGTAGTTCGGGCCTTTCATGACTTTTCCATCTTTACGATACATCGGTTTTCCATCCTCTCCCAACTTGGACATATTTGATCTTTGGACTTCTGCAAAACATTTGTCGAGATCAATTCCAAAAGTATGACCTGCGCCATAGGTGACATATAAGATATCTGCGAGAGCATCTGCAACATCAACGAGTGTTCCCTTTTCACATGCTTCTTCCAGTTCATTTAACTCTTCCCTAATTAAGTCAATTCTCAAGTCTACTTCTTCATCTGTAGGCCACTGTGGTTCTGTTCTGACTTTCTGTTTGAAAGTCTCCATGAAAGTTTTTACTTCTTTGAAATTACTATTTTTCATTTTTACCATCCTATCATAATTCGTTATTATTGTCAAGTGAAAAATTCACTTAAATTACCTACACCATATTTGTCTGATACTTTATTTACATTACTAGAATTATGTTGTGTAACATTACCATCTATAAATGGTAGTGCATCAGTTAGTGTATATTCTGTCTCGCCGGGCTTTTTTACTTTCCACTGCAAGTCTTTGTCTTTTGGATATTCTCTTGTCCATTCCATCGTAGAGTTTTTTAAATATTTCTTAGAGGTTTTGTTTATTGGATAAATGTATCTAAACTGTTTACCCCACACTCTCGTAAATCCTAACTCACCCATCTTTTTATCATTTGGTCTTGGGCCATACTTTGTATCATCTCTACCCATTTCTTTTT